GTTCCAACTTTTATATCTGATAATGCTGGTGCAGAATATGTTGTTATACCAGCTACATAATCAGCAGCATTTGTACTTATCATTTTTTAATAAAAAATCGTAATACTATTTAGTCATATCCACGAATAAACTTTTGCCACTCAATGGCATTTTTGATTTGATATGTTCTGTTCTGAACGATCTTGATTATACTTTCTATATAATCAATCATGGTATCATAATACTCTACCTTGAGTTCTACAGATGATAATCTCTCATCAGAATCTAGGTATCTTTGTATTGCATCTTTCTCTCTGACTTTATATGGAAAGGGATCTTTCTCATACACCTCTGGTTCTGATTTTCCAGAATAATATAGATATCTTTCCTGATATACTTTTTGATATGTCTTCTTTGATTTAGCTCTGAGAAGTCTCAAATCATTAAAGAGTTGGTAGTATTTTGCATGTAATGTAGGAACCACTAAGGAAGCGGTGTGTAATTCATCAGGATCAATATGAGAATCCTTTTCCCACATTGACTGAATTGTTTCAAGGTTCATACTTCTTTGAAGTCTTTATCTAGTAATTGGAAAATTTGGTATTTGAATACTACTTGAGCTTGGAAGTAGTTGATGTCTGTGTTAGATGCATCAAAATCTAGAGTTGATAAACTAACAGGGAACATTGATTCTATTTTAACATAAGATTGTGGTCTTAGGTTACTATTCAGTATCTGAAGTGTACCATCGGAAAACTCAGCATAAGGATTATCCTTATCTCCTATCTCTTGATGATAAACATCTTCTAACTTCATATCCGTAAAGTCTCTTTGACTATTTGGATATCCTAAACCAATCATCCATTTGTATATTTGTTTATAATTTTCCATCTCCTCATCTACAACAAATGAGACACGGAAATCATCATAAACAAGTTTGTCGCCTGGAACGTCAAGATCTTTATATGGGTTAGTTTGAACCGCAGTTCCGAGTGTAATGCCTGGCAAATTGGCTTAGTGTTGCAAGGAAATCTACCTTTGGGCACTTATTGATTTTTAACTTGAATCCAACAGGAGACAAAAAGTTCCTATTTGATACCTGTCTTAGGGCTGGATTTATGGCCATTTATTTTACGTCTTTATCTTTATTTATCTAAACCTAACAATTTTTGTTAAGATCTTCTGCCATATTACCACCTATTTCTGCACCTTGATCACCACCAAACATGGGCTACCCAACCAGCCACAACCCAACCAACAAAGGGAATAGTGGAAACAGTAGGAGCAGCAGCAGCACCAATACTAGTCCCAACCAGTCTCCCAGTTCCTTTTGCTGATCCGACTGCTTCAATGCAGGCTTCACTTTTTCGTATTGCAGTTATATTCGCAGCCTCCTCCTGAGTCAAGCCAGGATTTCCACTTAACCAAGATCTATGATTCGATACTGCACCACCTTGGTTGGTTTGACCATCCATGAAGTACTCTTCTGCAATCTTAGTAGTGTTGTTTGATAGTCCTAAGAAACCACCTTTCTCTTTGATGTCCTTAGTGATGTATGCTGTCTTGGGATCGTTTGCTTTATATGAAATGGCATATCCTTCTTCTGATACACTTACTTTATATGATGTATAGTCACCTACAGGAATATCCAATGATGGTAATTTACTTTCCCTATTGGCAAGCATACCAATCATACCGATATGTCCTATACCGAGAACTGCACCTAAACTAAGACCTATCCACTTTTTCATCTTTGGTTTTTATTTAAAATTATAACACAGTTACAGAAATTTGTCAAGGTATACCCATTTTGCATATGATATTCCTCTATAACACAGAAGGGCAAAGACCTTCTCTGGGCTATGAATAGCTGGATCATATTCTGGTATTTCTGGTGGACACCACCTTATCTGTAACATTTGTCTTGACCTCCTAACATTATATATCTTTTTAGGGAATCTTAATAATTTCTTTAACTTCTTTGTGTAAAGTCTATACCTTCCATATGGTCGTATTCATGTTGAAATACTCTAGAAGCAAGTCCTTCTAACTTCATCTTATGAATTTTTTTATCTTCATCTTCATACTTGACTACAATTTTATCTGGTCTTTTAACCTTCAAGAAAACATCTGGATATGATAGGCAACCTTCTTCCATTTCAACCTCTTCATTATATGACTTAATAATACGAGGATTAAAACATACTATAATTTCATTGTGTTCTAAATCTCTTATCATTGCAAAAGCTCTTTCCCATATACCAATTTGATTCGCTGATATACCAATACCTTTATAATGTATCATATTTTCAACTAAAGTATTGGATAAAAATTGACGATCTAATTTATAGCTGCACGATTCAATACGATGATGAAATAATTGATGTTCTGGTTTTACGAGTTCTCTGATCATGATATATTTATTGTAACACAAAAAAAGAGACCCTTTCGGGTCTCTGTGAAGAATATGTAATATCTGAATTACATGAGGTTAGTAACTTTAACTCTTCTGTAGTAACGGTTTGCGTTCTGAGTAAGAGCACCAAGTCCTTGAGTTGTTCCCTCTGCGAATGGGTTTGCAACCATACCATATCTGGTCTTAAATCCAATCTTTGGCTGGAAGCTGTTCTCTCCCACAGCACGAACCATCTGTAATGGAACGTAAGGGCAGTAGAATAAACCAGCATCATAAGGTGAAGAACCTTTGTATCCTACAACGTAGAAGTGATTAGCTTCACTACCACCTGATGCAGCATAAGGATCGATGTATACTCTGTACTTACCATTGATTGTACCAGCAAATGTGTTACCAGTATCATCAACGTTAAGGTTAGCATTAAGTGCAGGGGTGTAATCTAGAACACCAGCCATTGTTAATGCAGAAGCAACGTCAGCGGAAGTAACGATAATGTTACCCTTTCCTCTACGAGTTCTTTGTGCAATTGCGTTTGCATCTCTTTCGATCTGGAATAGAAGTCCTTTGAACTTCTCAACTGACCATCTTCCGTTTGAGTCGGTGTCTAGGTCAAATGTTCCAGCAGTTGTTGTGTTTGCTTGAGCACCAGACTCAGCAACTTTATAGATTGTACGAACAACTTCTCTGTTGATTTCAGCAAGTATCTCAGTTGATAGAATATTTGCTAACTCAGCCTCAGCGTTCAATCCGTGGATTGCCTTAAGGTCTTGAGCAAGTTCTAGTGAGTACTCTGCTTTTAACGCTCTGGACTTTGCAGTAACAGTAACTTTCTCGATTGAGAAGGCCATTTCACGGAAGGCGTTAGATCCTGTTCCGTCAAGAGCTTCTGAATCTCCAGTTGCCATACCTTGACCAACGGAGTATAGTGCCTGAGCAACGTCTCCAGATCCTAGTACGGATGGGTTTGTTCCCTGCTGTGGGCCTGTAGAACCGAAACCAGCGTTACGATCTGTAAATCCGCCAGTAAGGTCTTGTCCCTTATCCTGAGTAGAGAATGTTGAATCAACTTCATCAAAGAATGTTTCTGTACCACTCTGTGAAGTTTGTCTAGATCTCATTGCGAAGATGAGTCCAGTTGGGCCGTTCATTGGCTGAACGCCACATATGTCGTATGCCAACAAGTTTGGCATTGAACGTCTGATAAGACTGATTAAAACGGGGTCGAAACCAGCGACTGGGCCAGCAGCTGTTGCACCACCACTAAAACCACCTGATGCGCCTGCAGCGTTACCAGCGTTTGTGATTTCGTTTAATTGGCCTGGTGTGCCTTCGTATAGAAAGTCCCTTTCTTCTCTAAGGAATCTCTCTTGGTTTTCTAGCAAGACTGCGGTTACGGCTTTACGATGAGGATCTTTGATATCTTCAAGACCTTCATGATTAAGTAGCGGCGACCACTTCTCTTGCAATTGTTCTGAGTTGAACATTTTGCTTTTTAGTAATGTGAGTTGTGTTTAATATAATGTTAAATTCACTTCTTGACCGAGTTAAGTGCTTTCATGTATTGAGCCATTGCACCAGTATATTCTACTGCTTGTGTCTCTTCATTTAACACTGTTTCTGAGGTCTGTTTCTGAACACTCTGTCCAAAGTATGACTCCTTTAGAGTCTCCAGTTTTTCACGATATGATTCTTCACTTTTAAACTCAACACTTTCTGCAAGTGAAGCGAGCTTCTCTTTCTGAGTAGCAGCAAGGCCTTCAGAAACTTCAGAAACGATAACGTCTGCAGTTGACTCAGCGAGTCTCTTGTTTAGTCCAACGTTTCTCTCAATCTGCTCATTGAGTTTGGTCTCCATTTCATCAAGTTTATCTACCATGTTCTCGACTACATCGTATTTGTCTTCAGGGATTGATACATAATGTTCTTCAAATAGTTGTTTCATTCCTGAGAGGAAGGATTCTGTCATCTCTGACTTCAATCCATGCTCTACAGATAACTTATTGTCCTTGAGCCACTCATCAGCGACGTACTCAAGGTAAGAGTCAACTCTTTCAACAAGAGCTGCCTTAACTTCTGTGATTTCCTCAACAATCTTCTTCTCGTTTTCTTCTTCAATCTCTTCTTTAATCTTAGCGACTTTAGAATTGATTGCAGCTTCAAAGATTGTCTTTGCTTTGTTTTGGAATTCTTCTGATAGTTCCTCACCAGAGAATAGAGCATTCATGTCTTCTTCGACATTAATCTCAGGAGCCTGCTCTTCAGCAACTTGCTCCTCCTCTGCGACTACCTCGCCTTCCACTTCAGTTTCTTCCATTTTCTTTCCGCTTATGGATGTATCCATAGGCATTGCTGCTTTTGCACCTTTGTTAACAACATCGGAAACTACCTTTCCTACTGTTTTTAACTTAGAAGAATCATCATCTGGTTTGTAATTTTCGGGAGTAGGGCCGCCAAGATCTTCGTAGGAACCTGCAACGGACGTATCCATTGGCATTCCCGCCTTTGCGTTAGCGTTAACTGCAGTTTTGGATTGCTGAGTGCCTACTTCCATTTCTTGTAAATCTTTTCCAACGGACATCGTTTTTGCTCTCCGAAATTAAAACTTTATATTAGTGTAAATCTATACTTATTTAGAAAAGTTATAAATTAAAGATTTTTTAGAAAATCTGAGAATAACTTTATCTTGTTCTCTTGCAACTGTCGACTACTGGCAAGAGTATTGATTTGTTTGTAGGTTTTTGCAGCTTGTTGTTCACGAAGAACACCGCCGTCCCAAACCCAATTTTTTCCTTCCATGATTCCATCCACAAATGCGTCTGGAGCTGAAGGATCTGCCACAATATCTGCAGCAGTTGCTAACATGAAATCTTCACCAACAACGTTTACACCTTCGTTGTTCATAGCAACTGAGCCAACACCACGAGATGATACTCCAAGTTTGACTCCTTCACCAAGAAGTGACTTAGCAATATTTCCCATAGGTGTACTTAATATTTTAGCACGACCAATAAAATCAGAACCTTCTTGTCTTAGAGAAGTAATTTTATGGGAAACACGATCTAAGTTTACAGTAGGGCCATCAGGATGACCTAACTCACCAAGCGCTCTACCTTTTGTGATAAAGGCTTCGTTGTATCTTGAAACTTCTTTTGCAAGAGTTCCACATGGATACATTCTACCGTTACGATTTTTTATGTCGCCCTGAAGGAAAACTCCTTCAATATAGAGATTTTTCTTACCGCCACGTTCTTCGACGATAACCTCTACATTTTCTATTTCTTCTCTAATTAATTTCATTGTTCTTAGTTTGTGTATCCTACAGCTGAACCCAAGACAGTATTTGCTCCAGCAAAAATTGCCTCGGTTGATTTTTTCTCAACAAATTCAACAGTGTTACCTGGCATGATAAAACTTCCAACTGTTGTTCCACCAACAGCAGTAGCAACAGTTACTAATCTTGCTGTGCTACTATTATTAACAAGACGAACTACCGTTGCATTACCAAACGTAGAAGCACCAGCAGCGTCAGTGCCACATGCAGCCGACTGACCTGTTACTAAAGTTCTATTCGCCATCAGGTTCCTCCTCTTGGGCTACAGGTTCTTCTTCAACTTCAGATTCAGACTCGTCATTAAAAAGATCTGCAACCGCAAGCGGTCTCTCAGTTTCTACTCTCGATGCTGTTTTAGCATAAAGAACATCTTTTATCCCATCTGATATTTCATGGGCGGGTGCATCATCTAACACCATATCAATTAATTTTGCAGAATCCACGATTATGTAAATATACTACCAACTATTT